GTTTTGCGACTCTCTATGGAAATCCCAAGATAGTATATCTTGGATAAACCATTATACTGGATTTATACCCTTAGGTATAGATACTGATTATATTTGGATTGTCGAATATATAGATTTAGTGCTTAAGTCTTAGACTTAACTAAATCGGGTGGTACCTTTTGGTCTTCTGTCCCTTGTTAAAGGAACCGCAGACTAGTGCCACGTCTTATATCCTTAAATTCCTTAGAAATAAGGTTCTCACTATAGATTTTACTCTATAATAGAAAAAATCCATCTTTCATTATACTTATCGATGAGATAAGATAATGTAAAGGTTCTTCTCACTTCCTCCGTTAAATAGACCTGTTAGACTATAATAGTGCAGTAAAATCTGCAATTATAAGTCATGGGAATATTTATAGAGAGCATGAAAAGTCTTGTGAAGATAGATCTCTTATTTTGTAAAAGAACTAAGTGATATAAACTTATATATTTATTATACTATGAAAAAAATTGATTTTACTTTAGATAACAATCTAAATCAAAAAAATTCTTTCTTTAGTAATTTTAAATTATATAAGGACGTTTATAAGGCAGGTACTATGATCTCACTATCAAATGAATTTCATTTGTTGTCGTTAATGAAAGAAATAGGTTACAGAATAGTAACTCTGAGTCTTTTATCAACGAAGGAGACTTCCCGGTTTAGAATGTTACACAACTTCGCAAAATTCTTAATCAAAATGACTAAGAATCATGGAGAAGTGTATACAGTCAAATACCTTAAAGCATCTCAATTATGCATTCAAAAGAAGTTAGCGGGTCAACCTTTTTCATCTATGAGAGAGGTTGAACCTGATTATAACTTCCCTCGTCTGTCAAAGTCAGGTCTTCCTGTAATAATAAAATTACAAGATAGAGCTGCTATTTGTAATGATAGTCTTAGAATTACTAGGCTTTGATTATCTCTATTTTCTTTATATAGAGTAATTAAAATACCTTTTAATCCTAAATTATCAACAATTACAGATGAGTTTAAAGGATCTAATATCGTTCTTAGCGATTTTGATAGATGATTAACTATAAATAGTTGTCATCTTTTGTCAAGATTTCTAAAAGCCGATATTAAAGATTTAACTATCACTAAGATTTTACCTTTAGTGAAGTCATCTCCTCTAGGATCCCGAAGTTATAGTCATTTACTTGATTCATATTGATCTCTTAAAAACAATAATATTGTTTTTAAAAGTATCATCGAATATTGTAATCTAACTAATTCCAAAAATATACTTACACTTTTTAATAATTTAGAATTTTTAAAAAAATTCTATAATATTAATGGAAGTGGAAATATTGGTCCGTTAGGAAAGTTATCTTTTAAAGAAGAAGCAGCTGGAAAATTACGAGTTTTTGCAATGGTTGATGTTATTACTCAATCATTACTTAATCCTCTACATTTAAAGCTGTTCGATCTCTTCAGATCTCTTCCTAATGATTGTACTCATGATCAAAACCGTGGGTTCAGATATGCTCAAGATTTATCTCTTAAGTATAATTGTTCCTTTGGTTTTGACCTTAGTGCTGCTACAGATCGACTTCCTTTATCTTCCCAGAAAGCTATTTTGAATAGTTTATATGGGATTGGAGAATTGTGAGGTAATATCTTAACTTCTAGAGATTATATAATCTCTAAGAATAATTATGGTATACCTTTACAAAGTCTCCGGTATAAAGTTGGTCAACCTATGGGAGCCCTAAGTTCATGAGATATGTTAAACTTGTGTCATCATTTGATAATACAGTTTATCTCAATATCATTAGGAAAAACTAAAACTAACGAATGATACGATCAATACATCATTTTAGGTGATGATTTAGTACTTTTTGATAAAGATATTGCGAATCGCTACCAATCGTTTATGAAACAATTGGGAGTCGATATCAATTTATCTAAATCAATAATAGCTGAATCTCGTCCTGTGCTTGAATTTGCTAAACGAACTTCCCTATTTGGGAATGATGTTTCAGCTCTTTCTTTCAAAGAATTATTAACTTCTAATAATTTCTTTGGAAGATTGAGCGTTACTACTCGTTTAATAAATAACAAGTGAGGAAAAGATTTGTGGAAAATCCTTCTTATTGGTAATAAGAGATCAAAAGATAAAACTTTTGATCGAATATATCCTTTAATAGGATTTGCCACTCAGTTATTTCAAGCTAATATCATCAAAATGGATGATGTATTGTCTCTTATTACGGATAAAAGTAAGCCTTTAAGCTTCTTTGGACGTAACATAAATTGAATGACTCCGGGATTGATATCTCGTGTCATTTCTACTTATTTACGTACAAAAAAGTGGGACATAACTTTTATACCGAAAAAAGATCGATTTTTTGCTGCAACTAATATTATGACATTTAAACTAATATTGATTAATAGAATCGAAAGATCTATTTCTTCAATATCAAAAATAAATGTTTTAAATAATAGAATTAATATCATAGATCGATTGTACTCTTCGGAGGAACTAAGACAATTTTACAAATCTTGAATAGATTCTGGAAAATCGTTAGAACTCCATATTGAAGATGTTACAAAAAGAAGTTATTGAAATGATCCTGGTTTTAAAAATTTTAAAACCATCTTCATCTCAACTTCTCCTTTAGTCAATATATTTTTCAATAATAGTTCTGGATCTTATCCTGACCTTAATTTATTAAGGCATGGATTAGATATAGATACTACTTTTGATACACATAGAAGACTTTGACATATGGTATATGATTTAATTTATTTAAATGAATTTCACGAAAATAAAACTAAATTCTTGAAATCTAAAAAGTTTTTAGATTTGGAATTAGATCTTTTTTTGAAACACCATAATGAATTATTATCTGAGCAAGCAAATCTGAAGTTCTATGAGCTAAAATCGGATACTAATAAAGAGAGATTGGATAATCCTCTTAAAGTATTAGATTTTATCAAGGAGATTCATAACCCTATATTCTCAAATAATTTTGAGTTTATAAAGTTTGAGAATCAATTCTTTGATGCAGACGCTTTCCAAGAAGTAACGAGAGGTTTTAAGCCCAAGTTTGACTTCGTTCGAAAACCGGAAATCAAAATAACTTTTAAATAAGTTCCCTGTCTTTGAACATCCTTAATAATTTCTTATTAAAGAGGATTTTCTATAGATTAAAAGGGTCCGAGAATAGAGTATTAATACTCTGGATGTCGGGTTCCCCTTAGA